CGGATTGGGACACATCAAGTATCCCGAAGGAGTAAAAACCGGGTGGCATTGGCAAAATTCAACATCCTCAATTGCCGCTGCCGGATCTTCAATCTTCAAAGTAAATCCCATGTTTCTATAAAAGTCATCCATATCGCCTAAAACACCTTTGTGAAACATGTCTGCTTCTAGGAAAATCCCCGCATCATCCCCATCATCAATCACCTCTACAAATTGTAGTAGGTTTTTGCTATCTAGATAGGAGTAGAGCATGCAACACATCACGGTACAATTTCCCAATGATGTATTCATATCGCCTGAAGCTCTGCTCCCGTCTATCCTGTAGGAGATGTGTCCGTCTCTTCCAAAGTAGTGTCCCCGATTCTCGAAAATCTCGCCCAAGAGCTGGTTGAACGAGAATTCGGATTCGGCATCGCTACTTCTTCCCGAATATATTTGGGCCTCAATTTGTAACATAGCTGTAGAGACATGAGCATCAAACCTAGAGACATCTAAACCAACAAAGATAGGACTATCAAATCTGTCCCATTTTTGTTTGATCACTTTGCCTCTTTGACTTTGGTTGAGCCCCTTCAATACAGTAGGTAGCTTATCATCAAACTTCCTTTCTCTAAAAAATAAATAGTTGATATCTTCGTATACGTCCTTTTCGAAGACCTTGATATGCCTCCCGAATTCCATATGGAAACGGGGATCCCTTGTAGATATGAGCCTTGGATCTTTCTTGATCGGCTCACACTTGATAAAACACTTTATTCGAGAAATTTCATTCAGATGGACAGGCTTCTCACGAAGTTGTCTATCAGCTTTGGTGTACACACGCCTTTTGGCACCACTATAATCATTTATAAATTCTTCTCGAGTCAAGGGAGTTCTGACACTTCTTCTACGCTTTCGCCTCCCCATCCACACTAGGAATTTACGGCAAAAGGTATAGACATGATGCATCGACTTCGGCTGCGGTATTTGCTCGCCTGCGAGTGTAAACACCCGGGAATACAACGCATGTTCGACAGTATCAATGTCTGTGTCTGGGAACGGTATATCGCATGAGTTCTCTCCCGTTAAATAGAAAATTTTCTTTTTACGGGGTTTAGACTGCCCAGAATCCTTCCGTTTGTAGTCTCCACCCCTCCGCTTGGCGGCGAAGGCGACATCAGCAGAAACCGACGTTCTAACTACACGGACGAACCCTAGGCGTTCTCACGCTTGGGTTGTGCGGGGGGCAGTTTGGTCGTTCAACCTAACAAGGTCAACATAATTGCGTTCCCCCGCAATAATCTCACTTCTGATCAAGTCATTAGTGGTAGGAATGAAGTACATGAGTGAAGCGTTCTTGCAAATATCGTCCACCTCTTCCGACCGGACTGTTGCAACGGAACGCTCGCGTAAACTCCTAAGTTTCTTAAATTCTTGGAAAACGTAAGCCCGCACCCTCTCTCGGTTAGATTGAGATGACTCCAAATCTCCGAGAGCTGCTTTAGCATTTTTCATAAGCAAGTAAGATACATAGTGTACTTTAAATTCGCCTCGATGTCGTAAATTCGAATGTTCGGCCACCGCCACGGCCCCAGTTTGTTGATGTTGCTCGGTTCCCCGGTATACAATAGTGTAATCTCCATTAACAATACTGATAAACATTCGTGTGACGTTACCATTACTAATCAAGCCGTCCAAGCGATCAATCCTTGTTTGCCGCTCCACCACACGTGGATGTTCATATCCAACGAATGTAGTATCAACGCTTTGAACAAGCCGATTGAGGCTTCTGCGAATCTTCCTTTTTGTTTGTTTGAACCAGCCCGCTGCCACCTGATAGTCGTTCGGGTGGGTTAGGGACACGTCAGACAACTCCATTGTCTCTGCTGGTCCAATTGCAGGTTCAACTCCTGCTGCAGGTTCACCTCCTGCTGTGGGTTTACGCTCCCCACTGTCAACCTTCGAATAAGGCCCAATACCTGCCAGCTCAAAGAACCGATTCTCCTTATCACTGAAATTGGGCTTCTCTCCTTTCCTGTACGCCTCAATAGCTACTCCCATAGGATGTAGGCATCGAGCTTGCTCCTCCTCCGTTAAGCAATTCGTAAAGTAGTCATCTGCATTCAGATAAACTAACCAGGGGTCCTCGGAGAGTTTACTCTTAGGGCCATTTTTGTTTGATTGGTTTTTGGGTGTTTTGTTTGTTGCTTTGGGGTCTTTCTCCCCTCCGCTTTGGGCCTGGGATTTGGTCTCTTTTGAACCTCTCCTGCCTCGGGCTGCAACGCGACGTGCTGCGTTCCGCCTGTTATCCTGGCCGCGCCCGGCACTTCGTCCTCCCCTCGTGTGTTCACATGTATTTGTAGTGTTCATGAGGACTAGTCGGATTTGTTTGTTTGGAACCGCAACTGCAAGCGGTCCCCCTGGGAGCTAGCTCCACCAGGTAGCAATAGGGTTGCAATCCCCACCAGTTTCAGTTTCTCTCAGATTCCCAGGCCAGCTCTCACCAATGAGCTTGGGCCGTTGAATATGGTTAAGCACCACCTTGCGTCTAGGTGTAATCCCTTCTCTCCTTCAGCCTTGCTAGTACGTCCGTACAAAATACGTGTAGTTCGGGGCTGTGTGTCTGAAGTTCAATTGCATGCGTGAGCCAGAGGGTTAGCCGCAGCACTCCGCCCATAAGACAACCTGTTTAAGCCACCCAAAGGTGAACCCAGTAATCTTCGGTCATCATCCGCTGGATTTACGTGTGTGTGTACACGGTGTTTTAAAATTCCTGGCCATACAACCAGGGTTATCTGCGTTTTCCTTCGTAACCGTCATGTTTAAGAAACAAAGACCATAATTTCCATTAGCTCATTAAATGTCGTCATCAGAATCATCAAGAAAGTGTGCATTTGCATTCAGAAATTCTCGCGGATTCTCTGGATGCGCAAGCAAATGGGCTGCTTCTTCTAGCTCGTGGCCTACAGCTCCAACGTCCATAGCATTTAGTATAGAACGTTGAATGCCGTAAAGTCCTCCGGCAAACAGAGAGCCAATACCCAATCCCTTTGCCCCCTCCCATAATGCGTTGTCTTCAGCCTTACTTAAAGATTGTTGAAAAGTTCGGCTTTGATCAATCATGGAGGAGCCATGTGGGTTGATGTCGACTAATTTTGGCTCTGCGCTAGAGCTATCACGCTTGCCCCCGTCTCACTTAGCGCCCGCTGGTTCAACAACAGTAGTCTCGTTGTGAACCGCAGATAGAACGGCTTGCATTAGCTGTTCTTCTCGCTTAGTGGGGACAAACTCTCCTGTAGCCATTACACTCATTGGCGAGTCCATATCATACCTGGCTCGCACAGTGATATAGGCATCAAGTTCGATAGTCTGCACAGCAGCAATCTTTGGAAACAACATATAGGCAATTTGCATGGGAACATCTGTCTTTGCAGTCGCCGCATTAGCTTGTGATTGCGTCGACTTCGCTAGATCTTCATATGTCATGGTCGTTGGTGCTTTATATGATTGATAATCCACCATATCAACCGGCAAAAGACATAATTCTCGCCCTGTCGAATACGCATAAGCCTTAGCTTCTGGTCTCGAGTACAATTGGTTCCACATTTCTTCGTAATCAACATTGTTCTG